AAATACAAACTGGCCGCGTTCTTCGCGCATTGGACCGGACAGCCGCTCCCGAAGAGGCCGTTCGCGCAGTCCGGCGACGCGCCGGGGCTGCTGTTTGGTGGTCGCGCAGGACGCTGGCTGCGCGCCTACCTACTCCGCCATAAAGTGGACGGACGTCTCGACTCCGACGCGATGGGGCTGCTGCATGGCCTGAAACAGGTCAAGAAAGCGCTCCCTCGCCCGTCTCGGGCGTTCATACGCGAAGCGGAGGAGGAGGCGCAACGCAAGCTTACTCGCGCGCGCCGGCAGCGGTTCCTCTGCAACGTCGAGGACCTGGCCTGGGGCGATCGGAACGTGTCCGTTCTGCTGGACATGCCCGATCTCAAGAAGCCCTGGACTCAGTTGTACGCTAGCGTCGACGACGTCAAGGCCGAGCTGAGGCGGACCGTGAAAGAGCTGTTTTCGGCATCCCGATACACGCTCTCCGATCGTCTGTCTCCGTTCGTCCCTTCGACTTCGGCGAACTACGTCAACAGCCGTGCGGGAGGAGGATCCGTCGGCTGGGCCCTGCGCGCCAATGCGTCTGTCCTCTCAGGCCTACGGTCTCCGTCCTTCGAGGGAGTCCGTTTGGCGGTCGGCGAGGTGGGCGACGAGAAACGGAGGCCGGTCGGGCCTAATGAGGAAATGGGTCTCGCAGAACTCGAGAAGGTTATCGGGCGGGTTGCCGCCGATGCGTCTCGACTTGATGCGGACGACACGAGTTTGAAGCAGCGGTTTTCCAATCTGTACTACCGCCTTCTCGCTGTCGCGCTCGAGGAGCGTCCCAATGCTATTCCTCTTGGCCTGGCCGAAGCTCTCAAAGCGCGCGTGATTACGAAGTGCCCGCCCGCCCTGATGACGGTCTTGAAGCCGTTGCAGAAGGCGATGTGGCGGACGCTGGCGGAGCACGCGTGCTTCCGACTGGTGGGGAGAACAATAGACCCTTGGTACCTGCAGAGCCGAATGGGCTCGGAGCTTCCAGAGGGTGAAGGCTATCTCTCGGGTGACTACAGTGACGCGACAAACGAGTTGGCGTCGTGGGTTTCGGAGGAGATTGCGTTTGCGATCGCGAAGGAGTGGCGTCTGGCTGACGTCGAACTCACGC